CCGCCTTCGGTGTCAAGCCGAATCAGATAAACGACTACGAGAAGAGCAGCTACGCGAGCTCAGAAGCTCAGCAGCTGGCCTTCTTAGTCGACACGATGCTGTACAGGCTCGGACAGTACGAACAGGAGATTAACTTCAAGCTCCTGTCCCGGAAGCAGAGGGATGAAGGCAAGCTCATTTACAAGTTCAATGAGAAGGTCCTTCTGAGAGCCGATGCACAGACCCAGATGCAGACGATCACATCTGGAATTCAGAACGGTGTCTACACTCCGAACGAAGGAAGACACCTGCTTGACCTCCCGTCCCAGGATGGCGGCGACAGCTTGATCGTAAATGGCAACTATGTGCCGCTGACAATGGTTGGCGCTGCATATGGAATATCAGGGGAAGGAGGTAGCGGAGATGATCCTGAAGATTAACGGCGACATCGTCGGGAATGACTGGAAGAAAGTCTATGACTGGTTCCATCTGGAATGCACCTGTCCAGCTGATGTCCGTGAAGCTCTTGCGACCATGCCGGAAGGTGACCGTCTGCAGGTAAAGATTAACTCCGGCGGCGGCGATGTGCTCGCAGGCCAGGAGATTTATTCGGTCCTGCGTGAGCGTGATGACGTCGATATCGAGGTGGAGTCGCTGGCTGCCAGTGCCGCGTCTGTCATTGCTATGGCGGGGCCCAGCACGATTTCCCCGATTGGAATGATTATGATTCACAATGTAAGCACCTATGGCGCGGCTGGTGACAAGCACGACATGAAGAAAGAAGCCGAAGTGCTTGGGAGCTTTGATGAGGCGCTGGCCAATGCCTACGTCTACAAGACCGGCAAAGAACGCGATGAGATTCTGCAGATGATGGATAAAGAGACCTGGCTGACAGCTGAAAGAGCTGTGGAGCTGGGGTTTATTGATCATATTGCATCCGGCGCAGCACAGCAGGTCACAAACGCTGTAGGCGGCATGAAAGTCACTGACGCGATGCTCGCACAGTACAAAGCCCACAAGGCACAGGAAGAAAAGAAAGCAGCCATGAAGGCTGACATCTTAAACGGTCTCGACAGGTTCGGGACCAGAGAGGAGTAAACGATGAATAGAGTTGACATGCTTGATGCAATCAACGAAAAGAAGCAGCAGGTCATTGACCTGGTAAACGCTGACAAACTCGACGAGGCTAAGGAAGCCAAAGAAGAGCTCCAGACCATGCAGGACAAGTTCGACCTGCTTGACGATATCGAAGTAGAAGACAAAGAAAAGGTTGAAACCGAAGAGGAGGTAACCCCTATGGCTGTAGAGAACAAGAAGGACGCTATTCACGAGTTCGCGATGGCTGCACGTCGCGGCTTCCGCAACGCTGCTACTGACCCGGCAAACGAGACTACTGCTGTAGATGGCGGATATACCGTACCGCAGGACATTCAGACCCAGATTAACCAGTACAAGGAAGCAAGATTTGCTCTTGAGAACCTTGTAAGCGTGGAGAAGGTCAATACTCTTTCCGGCCGCCGGACTTTCGTGTCCCGTGCAAATCACGCCGGTTTCTCGCTTGTAGCTGAGCAGGGTGCTATTGGCAAGTCCAACATCCCGCAGTTCGCGCCGATCAGCTACACCGTGAAGAAGTACGCCGGATATCTGCCGGTTACCAACGAGCTCCTGGCTGACTCCGATGCCAATATCTCCAGCTTCCTGATCAACTGGCTCGGTGAGGAAGACATCGCCACTAAGAACAACCTCATCATCGCTGCTCTGAAGACCAAGACCAAGGTTACCATGACCGACCTGGATGATATCAAGACCGCCATCAATGTTACCCTGGGCCAGGCTTTCGAGGGTTCTGTCCAGATCGTGACCAACGATGACGGCCTTAACTATCTCGACACTCTGAAGGATGACGGCGGCGTTCGCTATCTGCTTTCCCCGGATATGGATCCTGACAGCCCGTTCAGAATGAGACTGGCGGTTGGTGCTACCACGATCCCGGTCGTAGTAGTGCCGAACGGCATTCTTGCGACTGACGCTACCGACGGCATCCCGTTCTTCGTCGGCGACTTCAAGGAAGCTATCAAGATCTTCGACCGTGAGCAGCTGAACATCATGACCTCCAACGTGGCAAGCGTCACCGGTTTCAACGCATTCGAGCAGGATATGACCCTCTTCCGTGCTATCGAGCGTCTTGACTGTGTGGTACAGGATACCGGCGCATGGGTATACCTGGGAAAATAATGACCGCAGCAGAGGCAGACACGGACTCGGACGGTCAGCTGTCGGAGGACGAACTTAACGCGCTGACCATAGCGCAGATTAAGACTTTAGCTGCGGAACTGGGCTATACAATTACGGCCACAAGGAAGGCTGACATTATCGCGGAGTTCCTTCAGCAGCAGGGATAAGGAGGTGAGGCCATGACATGGGCAGAGTTTTTGACGGCATCCACAGCCGAAAAGCTGGCATCCGGGAAGCTTGAACCCATCGCCGAATATCTGAAGATAGATATGGGTGACGATGACACGGTCCTCATCGCCTGCGTCACTGCGGCGGCAAGATACATCATAGCCTCTGTCGGGGTCTTCCCGGACGGTGATGAGTCCGCTGAACTGCTTCTGTCTGCACTCACGCAGAACTTTTATGAATCTCGTGAGCTGATGCAGATGGATATCCAGCAGAAGAAACGTATTGAATACACCTACGGCAGCATCCTCCTGCAGCTTCAGATGCAGTATGACACGACCGGAGGTGAGGCTGAGTGAGAAGCGTAAAGGCTATCAATCCCGGCAGACTTAACCGGAAGGTGAAGATATACAGGTATGTGACCATTGAGACGGAGCTGGGCTCCAGCAAGCAGGTCTTAGCGTATGACCGGACTGTCTGGGCTGAGCTCCGGCCCACCAGAGGCACGGAGTTCCTGGAGTACTACAAAGAAGCGAATGCTCTCCAGTTCAAGGTGACGATGCGGTACAGACCAGAGCTGACTGAGAAGGATGTGCTGGTCTACAACGGCAGGCAGTTTGAAATCAACTCCATCATCAACATCATGGAGGCGAACATCTACTTGGAAGTTTACTGCACAGAGTCGAAGGACAAGAAGATTCTGTACGACCCGGAAGGGGGTGTCTGACGTGGCAAAGTTTTCCTTCTCCTTTGAGGGGCTTGATGAGCTGGCTGAAGACATTTCCAAGTGCGTGAAGGATTACCCGGATCAGACAGAGAAGGAAGTCTATCGGCTCGCTGGTAAGTTCACGAAGGATGTCAATGAAAAGATGCCTGGAAGCTATGCAAGCGGTAAATGGCCGATTCCGAGTTCCTGGCACCGGAGCAGAACGTCCGGCTGGGGCGGTGGCGGATACTCCGTAAGCGTGGAGATTCAGAACACGGCCCCGCACTGGCATCTGGTCGAGAATGGTCACTGGGCAGTGGCGGACCCGAAGATGTTCGCGGCATATAAAGCACATCGGCTTGATCACTCCAAGCGTCGTCGGAAGTCCGGAAAATCCGGGAATACCCGGGTGCTCGGAAAGGCTGCGGGCAAGCACTACTGTGAGAACACCAGGATGGAGTGGGACAGCAAGTTCCCAGCTCAACTGTCTCCGTTCCTGGACAAAATGTTGAAAGGACACAACTTATGATATACAGCGCGAAAGCCGTCAAGGCTGCCTGCAATGGTGTCCTGAAGGCGGCATTCAACAATGAGCTGCCGATATACGGCAACGATACGCTGGATGGCTACGAACGGCCGTCCTTCTTTACGGAGATACTGCCGGCACCGCGAGAGAAGACGGGCCGGTATTTAACGCGGCATGGATTCACGTTCAAGGTGACGTACTTCGAGACAGAGCATGACGAAGCACACTGCCTTGACGTGTACAAGACCATCTGCCAGGCATTCGAGCCATTCGTCATCATGAAGGTAGGCGATAAAAAGCGTCGCCTGATGGTGGAAGACATCGAGATGGGCTGGATAGATGAGAATGCAGACATGCTGCAGGTAACGATTAACTTCTACAGAGTGGTCGAGCTCGGCGGATACACGGACGACAACGACCTGATGGAGTCTGTAGAATTAGACATCGAAAGCGAGGTTTATTGATATGGGAGCTCCCAGCATTAATATTGCTTTTTATGAGATGGCCATCGCGGCGATTCAGAGAGGTGACAAGGGCACTCTTGCCATGATTCTTGTCGACAGCTCTGTCGAGGCGCTGACCCCCTACACCGTGCTGGATGTCAATGATATTCCGGCCAGCCTTAGTGCGGCAAATCAGGGCTACATCAAGGCAGCTCTGAAGGGTTACATGACCGCACCGAAGAAGATCTACGTCATGGCTGTCGCTGATGCGGCGGGCTACACTGATGCCATGGCCGCACTGGAGCTGATGAAGTGGGACTACCTTGTGGCTCCGACCGCAACCACTGATAGCAAGGCCGCAGACATTGTGACATGGATCAAGGCCCAGCGCGATAACAACCACAAGATTTTCAAGGCCGTTCTGGCCAACAACGTGGCCAACCACGAAGGAATCATCAACGTGACGTCCGGCTACACCGACGAAGACGGCACCGTGCTGACTGCTGAGCAGGCCTGCGCGAGAATCGCCGGCATCATCGCCGGTACTCCGTGGACTATGTCCTGCACCTATGCACCCATCCCGGAGGCACTTGGATGCCCGTCTATGTCTCAGAGCGCACTCGACGCTGCTGTCGATGCAGGTCAGCTTTGCCTGATGTGGGATGGTGAAAAGG